CTAATAATTTTAGATATGTTAATTCATATGTGCCTGTTGCTGTTCTTTTGTATTCCCAATCTAGTATGTTTTCTGGTGTGTACAAGTTTGCATACGGGCGAATTAACTGATTCAACTCTTCTGCTCTTGTGTTTGCATTTGATTTTGGTTTATCTAATAATACTAACACGTGTCCATAAACTGTGCTCCAAGTGTTAACATCTCTCATAAATGAATCCCAAGTTCTTCCTTCGAAGTCAGCATCTTGTAGGAACATATCTAGTTCTGGTCTATTTTTTATAGAACCATAATCTCTTTTTGGTTCATTTCTGTACAAGAATGAATTGTAAATGTGTGTGATACTTTTTACATGGTTGTCATATGGTGTGCTGGATATACGTTTGTTGTATTCTCCACCTGACTCATACACATACTTGGTAAGGTATTCACCCATCTTCCATTCGTAGCCACCCAAATAACTTTTGGATAAAAATTGCCATCTTGGATAGTGTGATCTATATTCTTCGTGAACACCTAAACTTTCATAGTTGTTGCCTAATGCTTGTTCATTGTTCACTGTAAATTCTGATGGGTCCGCCATTTGTTATATCCTCACTGTCCAATTGGTTTGTGTTTGATTGTGTGTGTATTGTCTTGTAATTGGGAACAAGTAACTGATACCATAACCAAGTGCGTCATTCATGTGATCCCAACCATTGTCTTTGTCAGGTTGTGATGTGCCTGGTTTGTAAATTTGTCTCTCCAAACAACTGATTAATTTTTTACACTTTGGATGTATCAATATCTGTCTCTCTCCTTTACCATTGCAAAGCATTGAATTTACTGAATTAATTCTATCCCTTACTGGCATATGTTTGTTTGGTGCTTTAACAATAAAACCTGCATTTGCTAGTATACTTAAATCTGTTCTGCCACCAGCGGACGTTTTTCTCTGTCTCGATGCTGGGTCTGGATATGCAAATATCTTTGTTCCTGGGAACCTTGAGTATATTTCATTAACAAGTTCATCTGTGTTTGAACCAAACATTTCTATTTCATCTATCACGACAACTTTGCCATCTGCTATCACAAAACAAACTGCTGACATTGGATCAATGTTCATGTCAATTGCTATGTGTATAATTTTTTGTGGTTTTGTAAATGTAAATTCTTTTACGTTCTCTGATCTTTTAAATCCGTAGTACACCATACCACTGTATGTTACAAATGTTGCTTCAAATTCTTGTTCGAATGTTTTTTTATCCAAGTCTCTTCTTGCTTGTTCTATTTCTGCTTCACTCACAAAGCCACCTTGTGCTGTTGTAAATGAAAAAGATTTCCATTGGTCCTGCGTTGTGTCTTCACCTGCTTGATACAAGTCGTATAGGAAATTACCAACGCCTTTAGGCGTCCCGATAAACAAAGCACGTCCCTCAGAATCTGCCAAAGATGGACGCAGTACTTCTGTCCATGCCTGTGATGGAATATTCGATGCCTCATCTAATACTAGGAAATTAAGTTTTGCCCCCCTCAGGTTCTCGAACCCGGCGCCATCTGCGCCTTTCAAACTAATTTTACTGTTGTTTTTTAACACAATGGATAGTTCTGCTTCATTAATTTTTTTTACCCAGTTAAGGCTTTTTAATTTTGTTTTTAGTTGATCCCACCAAACCATCTTGGCTTGCCTGTATGAAGGCAACACGGCCCAACAAATTTGATCAGGTAGTCTTGCATGATAGCATATTTCTCTGATAGCCAATGTAGTTTTGCCAAATCTTCTGCCAGCAATTACTGTACGAAATCTTGCTGGATCTTGTGCTACTGTTTTTTGTGGTATAGACAGTTTCATTATTCTTTTTCCTCGTCCCATGGTAGTGGTGTTGAATGTTCTTCTCCATTAGGGTCATCTTTTTGATCAAGGAAGTTTCTACCCAACCATATCTGCATTCTTGTATCACCTGCCAATGCTTTTTCAAACTGTGCTTGTCTTAGGCTGGCTTTGCCTTTGGCTCTGCCTTGTTCAATAATTTTGTTAAATCTTCTTTTGACACCTTCACCAGTCATGCCAATGATGTAACCTATTTCTTCATAGGTACACATTGTAGACGCCAATCTCTTGATCATTTCAGGATCATGTGTCTTGTATTTCTTGCCTTTGTTATCTGGAACTACTCCCATTATTCTAATCCTTTATCTTTGCAAATAATTCTAAAATGTCTTGAATCAGTATCACCTGCTGATGTTACAATTTTTACTTCTATTGGATAACTGTTGCCTGCTGTGCCTCCATTTACCCTGAATGTTACTTTTGTTGTGGTTGCTGACACGTCCACTGTGTGTGATGTAGGAAATGCCAATGGTGCTGAATCACCTGATATTGTGCCTAGTGTTACTGTGGGTGCGCCTGTTGAATCATCCAGTATTGTGTCGCCTGTGTTCAAATAATCTGTGTAGTCTAATGCGTATTCTATGTTTGCGTCAGGATCTTTAACTATGAAAATGCCTTTGTTGTCTTTTTTAAATCCTGTTAGGTCTGCCATGTGTTTTCTCCTTATGCTAATTCAAACACCCTTGTTTCTTGTTTAACTTTTTTGACTCGCGTCTCACGTTGAATTGTATTTACACGTGTTTCTTGACTTACAATAAATGTATTAAATGGATTCACCTCAATATCGAATATATTGGTACCCATATTGATTGTTGATGTTATTGGTAGTGTGGCTGATCCTACTGCTGTCTTAACTGCAGACACAGTTACGTTTGCGGTTGCAATAGATAAAACTGTTGCTAGATCTAGATCTAATCCTGTGGCTGTTAGTGTAGATACTATATTTGTATTAACATTTGCAATCTGTGTAGAAACTGCGTTAACAGTAATTCCACTTGATATTGCAGTCGAACATGTTGCTAGATCAAATTCAATTGCTGTTGCAGTGGCTGTTGAGGTTATTGGTAGTGTTGCTGAACCACTTTTCGTTCTAAATGCAATTATCCCGCCTTCTACATAATCTAATGCTACGTAATCATTGGCAACGTAAGGGTTACCTATAAATGAATTGATTTGTAAATTTGCTGATGCAATTAGTAATGCCACAGATGTAACTCCTAAAAATTAAACTGTGAATTAGTCTATTGTAATTACGAGCCCAGATGCGTTGATTTGAAATGTGTCGCCATCACTAATAACCTTAGATGCCGCTAGTGCTCCGTGTGCCAATAAATTGCCACTTGAACTTGCATCAAAGATACCGATGTGTGTGATTGTTCCAAATGCACCACCACTTGCCGCGGCAAATGTGATTGCTGAACTGTTTGTAATTTGACTGTTGTCTGAGTTTGCTGTTGCAGAACTCATTTTGTTGTCTATTCTTATTCTTGCATATCCTGAGCCACTTGCTTCTGTGCCTGAGGCTGAATCAGTTGGGTCGGATGTGAACAAGCCTATGTGTGCTTGAGGTGAAGTATAGGACGTGTTTTTAAAAATATGGTCCAATATTTTACGCTCGGCGAAGGTGCTAAGAGCTGTCATAGATGTCCTCCTTTAAAGGGTTGTTTGTTATAACAAGTTTATTTAATAAAATATTTACTGAATAATATTATATTATTCGTTTTCTATGAATGATTCACCTGTGTATTCTTCTAATTTTTTAATCATTCGTTCCATATTGACTCTAACAGTTTTGCCTGTGTGTTTGTTTACAGAATAATATTCCCACTCCCCTTCTGTGTTGTGCGGAGATATCTTAGTAACGTTTCCTGCTTCGTCCCTTACGTGTACTTCTGATGAACCTGAATCATCTTTGGCATATATCCAACTAAAGTCTGATCCATTGGTTGGATCACCTGATTGGTTGTCTAATCTAATTGCACCCATTCTTGATGATGCACCTGCATCTAGTGAGTAGAATGCGTATCTGTTGGTTGCCGCACTGTCTTCAGCACCTTCATTGTAGAATGCATAGATGTTTGTGATAGTATCACCTGATGTCTTGTAGTATGAAGCACGATAGTTGTATGCATCATCAATAATTGCAGAACCTGATGCACCTCCGTCATCATCTGCCGCGTAAATGGTTGAGTTGGCACCATACACATCATTAATTGTTACATCACTTGCAAGGTTGCTGGCTGTTGAAATATAGACACCTGCCTGTGAGTCAAACCCTCTTAAAGTTTTAAGCGTGGATGCACTACCACCCGTGTTCATCGCTGTAGAACCAAATGTAAGTGCTACTGGACCTCTTGAAAAACCTGATCGTGTGTAAGAGAAACCGTTCATGTCTGTGGTGTTGGTCACCAACATGGTTCTTTGTCTAAAGTTAGAGTTTGAACTTGAACTTGCTGTGATAAGTTTTGTGTCTTGGTTGATTACATTTTGATAGTTTCTGCTTGTGGTGGCCGGATTTACTTCTTGGTTGGTGTTTATCACAACACCTCTGATGTTACTTGTGCTTCCAAAGAAATCTGTGTATTTTGTTGATTCGAAAATGCTGGAATCATCTGTTGTTAATTCAATCCTACCTGTGCCGTTTGTGCCTAGGTCTAAATTGGCATTTGAGTTGGCAGTCTTGATTGAATTATCGTGTATAATAATACCATCCAATGTTGCGTCACCTGTGACTCCTAATGTTGTGGATACAGTTGCCGCTCCTGAGACTGCAAGTGTGCTACCATCATAGGTTAATCCAGATTCGCCTGTCAGTGCGTGTGCACCTGTGACAGTTGCTACCTGATTGTTTGTGGATCCTGATAACACTGCTTTGGTGTCTGCATAATCTTTTACTGCCGCTGATGTTGGTAGTGTTGTGTCATTGTCATTGGAACCAATTCCTTCTGATTCTAATACCACAACAGCCGCTGTCATATTGCCTATGTCAATGTTGGAAATATTGTTTCCTGTGCCGTTGGCATCAATTGTTTTGTTTGTGAATGTTTGTGAACCTGCCAGTGTTGCCACTGTTGCATCTATGGCTATGTCATTTGCGTTGGCTGTTATACCTGTGCCACCCACGACATTTAATGTTGCATCACCTGTTGTTGCACCACCTGTTAGTCCGTCACCTGCCACCACCGATGTGATATCTCCTGATCCACCTGCTGTTGCATTAATTGTTATAACACCCGCTGAATCCGTTGCAGTTGTTACATTTGTTCCACCTTGTACGTAAAGTGTGCCACCGCCTGCTATGTCTACGCCGGCTGAGTCA